GATACTGGACGCCTCGTAAAAAAACGCGGTATCCTGGGCAAGATGGTTGTCTTGTACAAACCAACCAATAAACTACTGGAAGCATTAATCAAGCAGGGGTTGATCAAAAATGAGCCGTCGTGAAAAGTTGATCGCATCGGTGATCGGTCCTGAGCTTGATCAAACGAAAGCCAAGATGCTTGATGCCACTATCAAGTTGATCCTTGGTGACATGGGGCAGCATTATTGCAAAATGTGGGAGCATGAAGGTCCAGGGGTGATGGTGTTTCAACCTGACAATTCCGACCGTTCGATGTTCTTCATGACGCTAAAAGAGATGCACTCAGCGCAAGAGGAGTGTGAACGCGGTAATGATGGTGATTTAGCTGAGACATTCAGGCGTATCCTCAGTGCCGCACAGAAGATTGATCCAGCGGAAAAAGCTGGTTACATCATCAATGATGCAGCGGGCATGCGTTACTTGGAGATCGACTATACCAAAGTGTCAGAAGACTGATGGCAATTGAAAACATCAAGGCTCACGCAGAAGATCGTGAGTTAATCACAAGTTCTGACCTGGTTTCAGCAGCGCACGCCCTGATGGAGGGTATTGATCTTGATGTTGCCAGCTCGGATTTTGCAAATGAATACGTCGATGCCAAGAAGTATTTCACTCCATCTGACGATGGATTGAACTGCCAAACGTGGTACGGCAAGGTTTACGTTTTTCCTCCCAGTGGTGCATACTTCTGGGACAAGAAGAATGAACGTTGGAAAATGACAAGGTCTTCTTCTCCAACTTTGACATCGTCACATGCAGTGTGGTTCCGAAAGCTTTACCGCAGCTGGTTAGCAAGAGAAGTAAGTCAGGGCTTGTACTTTACCAACTGCCCGGACATGATTCGTTACGAGTTTAAGATCTTTGATTTTCCCATTTGCATCTTGCGGACGCCACCGACGTTAACAGTTCGCAAGAGCACAGGTGTTGGCGTGCATAAAACGTGCACCTCACTATTGGTGTACCTGCCCCCCATGGAAGATACGGGGAAAGCAATCGAACGTTTTAAGGATATTTACGAGCCAAGGGGGCACATTCTCTGTTAATTTCTCTAGAGTGAAAAGGATTAAAAAGAATTATGAGCATCCTTGCCGACTGGGAAATTCGTGAGCAGGCCCTTGAACATGGGATGATTGATCCATTTGTGGATCATTTGGTAAGCAAGGAGAATGGGCGGAAGCTTCTCAGTTACGGCCTCAGTTCGTATGGATATGACATTCGCCTGTCACCTAGTCAGTGCCTGATTTTTGGCCGTGTACAAGCAGGGGATTGTGACCCCAAGAATTTTGATCCCGATATTTTGAAGCCAGCGGATCTGCGGGAAGACGAACGTGGTCAATACTTTTTGCTGCCGCCGTACGGTTACTGTCTTGGGGTAGCGCACGAACGTTTGAAACTCCCTGACAACATCAGTGTTGTAGCTGTTGGTAAATCTACATATGCACGGTCGGGGATCATGGTAAACATCACGCCTGCCGAAGCGGGATGGGAGGGTTACCTTACTCTTGAAATCAGTAACTGCACTGGTTTATTCAATCGCATTTATGCGAATGAGGGAATTACTCAGCTGTTGTTCCACACTGGCAGCCGTTGTGAAGTTACTTACCAGGATCGGAAAGGTAAGTATCAAGACCAACCAAAAACCGTTGTGTTCTCCCAGGTTTAGTACTGCTTACCAAAGCTTGATCCAGGTTTACGGGCGTAGCCGGTACTTCCGGCTCGTCCGATTGTATCCCCCATACTTGGCAGTGCGACACCGTCCATTGTTGCTTCTGTTCTTGGGGTTTTACCTCGGATGGTCGGTTCAGCAATACCTGCTCTTTGTCGGTATGCCCCAGCGGTTTTGGCTGCCCTAAAGAACTTACCAACGCGGTCTTGATTATCGTTTAATGACTCAACAGCTTGTCTTTCTTCTGACGGGAAACGACGCAAATCTGTATCGTACGCCTGTTCAGGATTAAGGTCAGTAACCTCAGCCCCTGACGTACCAGCGTCAGCCGTTGGATCGTAATTGGGGTCAAAGAATTTTGCCATAGTATCATTGTAGAAGCAATAAATCAACCAGGGTATTCGCCATGCATGGCGTCGCAGGTTTCTTAGATAGCTTCATTCAAGACGAAGTAAAGTGCCGCTGCCTCAGCGAAGAAGATTTTGGTGCACCGCTCGACAATGAAGCGAATGATGTACCATTAATGGATATGTACAACCGAGGCTTGGTCGCATGTCAACAGGGGCGGGAAAGGAATCCACTGCATCTAGAGGGGCAACGGCCTGGAACGACGGGGTACATTCCGTCAATGGAGGAGGGCCTGCAGATGGGGGCATCACCCAAGCCCAGGGCGTTAGTGCTGGACCTGGAGGGGCCCAGCGAGGAGATGTTGGAGCAGTCACGCAAGCGTCGTGGTTTGAGCCGGTAACAGACGATTCTGGCTGCAAGGACGGCATTTGTCCTGTGCCCTGGTTAACGAAAGAAAAGGCTCCGGTGCTCCAGGAGGATGTGGTTAATCATCCTTCTCATTACGTAGATGGCGGCATTGAGTGCATTGAAGCCATTGAGGCAGCTTTAACCACCGAAGAATTCCGTGGTTACTGCAAGGCAAACTGCATGAAGTATATCTGGCGTGAGAAGCATAAAGGCGGGACAGAATCACTGAAGAAGGCACAGTGGTACCTCAACCGCCTTATTGATTTGGACGAAGCTCAAAACGGTTGAAGCTCATCTTCGTCTTCGTCATCCTCGTCGTCGCCAATACAAGCGGCGGCGAGTTCTGCTAATTCCAAGTCGGTGGGAATGTCGAAGTCAATCGAGATGTTTTCTGCTGCGAGGATATCTTTGATGGCATACCACTCCATCAAGCGCTGGTGGTAGAGGTTCAGAAGTGCGTACAGCAATTCATCCCATGTCATCTCTTGCGCTGCAAGTTCTGCCTTGCGCATGGAGAACTGCAATTCCAACGGGAGTTCAAATTCCCTGGGCTCGACTGATCTCTCCATTCCAGCCTTCATTTGCGTGTTGCAATTATTCTAATGCTAGCTGGCGGACAGAAGATCTGCTTCTTGGTCGTTAAAATCAAACCAAGGGTTTTCATCAATCCGAAAATTGTTTCCAAACTCTGCCAGGATGTATGGACTCATAAGTTCTTCCAAGCGTCGCACTGCTTTCACTTGATGCGGTGCTGCGGTGTAATTGCGGAATGCCGTCAACAATACCTCGGTAGAGGCCCAGGGATTAGCATCAACTCCTTGGAGGAACAAGTTGATTTCTTCTCGGCGTCGATCCAGGAGATTACCAACGACTTGATGATCAGCGTTGAAGATCCACCGGCCCATTTCCCGCGTGGCACCGCAGTAATCTTCGTGCTCAATACAATCGATAATGGCACTGTAAAGGAAGGGTTCCCAGCCGATGGAGTGAATGAAAGAAATCAAGGCTTGACGCATGCCGTCATCAAGGCCCAGGTTTTGCTTTAGCAGCTGGGTGTCAATGATATTTGTTTCGTGGAATAACAGCTCCAGTGCTTTTTGTGGACTGCAACGTTGACCACGTTTGACAGGAGAACCGTCAGGGTAAAACTGTGTGCCGTAACCAATGGTGTACGGATCTTTCCCTGTGTGAGGATCTGCGAAAGCTTGTTCGTTAAAACCTTCGTATTTCCTGATCAGATTAAGCGCAGCGGAAAGATCCGACATAGGAGTAACATTAGTTACTCCCAATCATACACAATTTACTTACCTTGGCCGCGTGTTTGTTTGCGTCCGTGATTAGGAAGTGAGTGTTGCCCCTGTCCTTGACGAGTCTTTTTAGGGCGGGATTCAATTTTGGAGACTGAGCTGGACTTGGGTTTGGCCATGGGAAACCAATGTGGTGCTCACCATTTTACACGGTGGCTCCAGTAGCGTGCAGACATTTTGTCGGGACTTGAATCTTGTGCATTGTGACGTGCGTAATAAGACTTGCGACGTGCCTTGTCCTTTTCTGAAGTTGGGTTTTTACCTGCGCCTTCAACTCCTTGCTGTCCAAACCTGATGATTTTTTCTTCGCCGTCTTTACATGCTTTTACAACATGAGACTTTGTGGCATGACCTGGAGTGCGCTGCGGTTTGTTGCAGGCCATTTTATCTTTTGCCAACTTGGCGGCACCAGCGGCTTTCTTGCGTTTGTCAGACATCAGAATCCTTTAAACATTGATGTAAATTCACCCAAGATTTGGCTACCCGTCTTTGATTTGTAGCTTGTTTCTTCATCATCCAATCCTAAGTTAAAGATACTTTTTTCAGTTGACGACGTATCTGTTTCCTCTGTTTCATCGCCTCCAAAAAGACCCTGAAGTGTGCCAAGGGAAGCAAATGGGTCGCTAAAATCAAACTCTTTTAATTCCAAGCCTTTTCCCGTGCTTGCTTTAGTGAGTAATTGCTGTTCGGCTCGATCGGTATCAGGAAATACATTGGTATAGAATTCGTCTTCCGTACCCTTGTAACCGGCTTTTTTAAACATTGTATAAAGTCCTGTTTCTGATTCTGGAGTACTTTTTTTATAATCTTCCGGTCGCTCAATGTAATCAAATCCTAAAATTTCTTGCGTGGGTTTTTCGCCTTTTTCGTTTAAAAATTTAATCTCTTGTCGTATTTTTTGCGCGGATCCAGTTCTTAATGTTTCTGCAACTAACTCTTTAAAATCTTCGACATCTCCCTGAAAGTCTTTGAGTCCGACACTGTCCAATGCTTTTTGCCAAGATGTTTTATCAGATGGGTCTACACCTTTTAATGCGGCATCGGCAAATTCCTCTGGCGTAACAAAAGCACCAAATATAGTCCCTTGATACAACGCTTTTTGTTGAAGAGCTGGCAGAATTTTTGTGTATATTTCGTCTTTGACTGTTCCAGGTGTCAAAATATTTTCAGCCGGATCATAACCCAAGCCCTGCCCTTTAACCTGAAAATGCATACGAGCAAACTCTTCTTTGTTATTTACATCAACACCAAAACGATAGGCTTGGCTTGCCCAGTATGTATCCCCTGTTTTTGCTTTTTCCCAATCTTCTGCAATTGTTTTTGTTTGCTCTAGGTAAGAATCAATTTTTGAAGAATCTCCAGTAGGGTTAAAATAAAAATCTGCACTAAAAAAACGATCGGGAGTGTTTTGAACTTGTTTCAAGTATTGGTCAGCGCTGTCGCTAGCCAGCCTGTTAACTGCGTTAAGCATGTCTTCCGTTTGAAACGGATTTTTTTCTTTGTCTCGTACATCCATATATTCAGTAAATTCGCTTATTGAACGAGACGTATTGAAACGCGGAGTTAAGTATTTTTCGATAAAATCTTTTGCAAATTCAGCTTCAATTTTTACCGTGCTTTCGGCTGTTTCGGTACTATAGCCAAGCTCAATTTCTTGTTCATATTTTTTCTTTAATTGCGTATCAAACCATTGCTGCCAATTGTACGTAGTGTTGTTATTAATTCCCGTTAAACCTTGAAGACTTTTCTCTAGAGACTCTTGGGGTGATTTGCCAGATGTAAAAGCAAGTACTCCACCCACTCCAGAATCTCCCAATATGTTGTTACTTATTTCTTTACTGATATCCATGATTTCCGAAAACCCAGAAAACCCTCGCATAAAACCAAGAGTTTGTTCTTTTTGCTTAGCTTTTTTCATTTCTTCAATTGTATCTTTTAATACATTTTGAGTTAAAGCGCCAAATTTTTTTACGTCAACCATTGCCTTTTCGCCTGCAGCTTGGTTTACTGCATCTTCTAATTCCGTGACGCCATACCCAGCATTTAAGTTGTAAGCAAAACTTACTTGTTTGTCTTCTGGTCGTTGAGACAAACGAAACAGTGCCACAAACTCATCCTCTTTTTCTGGGTTTAAAAACTTCTCTTTGCCCAGTTTTTTCCAGTATTGATCACCCGCCTTTGCTTTATCCCATTCAGCAGAAACCTCGGGTACTGCCAGGAGACGTTTAGTTTGCGTATCAGTGTCAAGACCTAGCTGGAGGCTACGGGCAGCCTGAATGTCGGCATCGGTTGGTTTGCGTTCCAGGTATTGGTTTGCTGCTGTTGTTTGTTCTGCGGCATTACCTCGCTTCCCGGCCGCCTTCCCTTGAGATGTGTAGTGTTGAAGGTAATAAGAGTTTTCAGAATACCTTTGGGTAATGTCAATATCATCATTAGCAACTGCGGCTTGCCACTTTTGCTCTACATCTGGATTGATTGATTTGTAATATTTTGGATCAAAGTCACCGTACTGCGGCCTTGCCCCCAAGTTTACATCCCAGGTTTGCAACTTTTCTGTTGAGTAAAAGTCTTTGAAGTAATCCTCCAGGCGTGATTTATCTGCATCACTAATACCCTGGAGCTTTCTAATCTGCTCTCTTTGCGTAACATAATCGCCCCCTTGAGTTGAATTAGCTGTTGCAAGGACGGTATTGTAGGCGTTGTTTTTGCTTGTGTTCTCAGTGTTTAAGGTTGTATTCTCCTGGTTTCTTTGAGTGTTTAAGTTGTTTGCTTGTTCATTGTTTCTGTAAGTGGTTGCCGTACTTCTTGCTTTGTTAAAAAGATCGTTTACGTCATCCCCCGTTGGACCCAATCCGGCGTTCGAAAGCGCAAGTTCAATAGTAAAATCATCAAATTGATCCCTGGGTATAGAGGTCACAAAAGTCCAATCGTCTCCGGGAGAAGAAGCGCTTGCCGCTCTATCTGCTATTCGTGTTACCGGCCGATAATCAACATTGTCCCCTGATGTATATGCTTCGGATCCAGTTTCTAATCTTACCCAAAGATTAATTGTGTTTGATGTTTCTAAGTTTGTTTGGTAATTTGTAGGGTAGTCTGTTCTCTCCTGCGCCAGATTCCACTTTCTATTTGTTGGATCGTAAGTTAATGCCATTATCCAGCAGCAAATGTATCTGGTACCGTCTCAATATTATAAGTAAACAGGTCGATAATTTCTTGGTGTATCCAGGCCTCAATCCTGTTCATCCTTACTTCGGTGTAGTACGTCTGCTGTGGATACCATTCTTCCATTTTTGAACTGGCTTTGTTTGCATTACATCTTTTGCAGCAAGGCAGAAGGTTGTTCCGATTACTGGAACCAGAACGAAACCTTGGGACAATGTGATCCAGGGATGTAGCTTGGTCCTCGCAATAACCACACTTGTGGTCCCAGGCGTCGTATATGGATTGACGGTAACGTTTCTTGGCCAATTTAGGAGTTAATTCAAGGAGAAGGGAAAGGGGTTCCTGCTCACAGTTGAACATACTCTTTTATTGCCGTTACCTTATTCTAATTTCAGGACATATAGACCACTGTAAACAAAGAGATGAAATCTTACTTAAATCCATTGACAACCCGCTTGAGTCCCATAACGTACAGGGGCACGCACATGCCTTTTTATGGCTAAGCATCCAGGTTGGGTCACGGTCCAACAAGCCGAAGAACTTCTCGGCATCGACAAAAAAACTCTTTTCAAGTACCGCGATGACGGCACACTGAAGCTTGGCCCCCACTACGCCGCCTTTTCTGATACACGTTCACGCGACACCTATCGCTGGAACGTAGCAGCAGTACGCAAGCAACTTCGCAAACTGGAGGTTGCTGCTACGGCAGCCTAAGGCATCAGTCTTCGGGCAGTATGCCTTCTGCGTATGCTGCCCAAGCAAGGCCAAGTGACTCCATGGAGGATAGTTCATTTGCCTCGTAGGGCAAGTTGACTACATCTCCAGTTTTGTAGACAGTGGGAGATCCGTCGTAATAAACGGAGCTGAATCCATATTGACGGCGTGTGAGTTGTTCTTCACTTGGAGCTTTAGTGGAGTCAACAACATCGCCAAAGCCTGGTGTGTTGGTCATGGCTTACGAAACACCAAAAGGTTTTGAAGGAACCAACCCATATGATAACCCTTCTCAATAAAGGAAATTAACTGGGCTTCAATTTCCTGGTCACGAATCAAACCTGTATCTTCAAGTAGCAGTTCCCAATAGTCTTTGGTTTGACAGTTGATGTGACCAACGCCACCTTGACCTGGTTTAGCGGCAGTCCAAATTAACACGCCGCCAGGTTCCAATGCTTTGTGCATTGTGTCAACAATCCGCTGATTCTCGGACCCATCAATGTGCTCTGCCACTTCCATACATAAGACGACAGGTGCAGAATGCTCAAGATCAAAAAGACTCTTGCAAAGAAGGCGATCTTGATTCTCGACACGCAAATCAGTGTCGTAACCAATGCAATCAATTCCAAGGTCAGTAAAGCAATCAACATAAGTACCTGGCCCGCAACCAAGATCTAGTACATGTGTGGGATGAAGATTCTCCCCAATCCAACTTGTGAGTCGCTTTGCGAATGGACGTTCTTCGGCGTCGAGGTGATTGTAATCAATCTTGGACGGCTCTCGTAACTGATACCAACCCGCGTGGTGAAGGTCATCGATTGTTTTAAAGATTTTGTCATATTTTGCTCCGCAGGTTTCCAAGCTGTAACGTGACCTAGCAGTGGCTGCAACTACTTCACGGTCGAGGTCACCAGCTGCGTGGATAGCGTCAATCCAATCTTGGAGAGTGTGGCAGCGAAAACCTGTGCAACCTTCGATAATGGTTTCAGTAAAGGCTCCGTAATCAACTGCAATTAACGGAGTGCCGCACAACATTGCTTCTACGCCACTGCCACCAAACGGCTCAGTGAAATTAGTTGGCATCAAAGCTGCACGTGCTTTACCTAAGAAATCAGACCGCTCACGACCTACCAACGGACCGCCGTACTTAATGTTCGGGTGGCTCCAGGGGGTTGGATCACCTTGGCCGTGGATTACAATTGGCCATGGACTGTGGCTTGCCAACTCCTTAATGGTGTCCATGCCTTTGACCGAACAGATGCGTCCAAGGAATGCAAGATATTCTCCTTCTTCGTAACAAGGATCCCAATCAGACAATTCAAAGTAATTAGGCACAACCCATTCGTAGTTTTTGCCTTGCCTTTTTTCTTGTCCCTGGTGGTAATGCATCCAGGCGTACGACTCAAAGATCCGAAAACTGTTCGGCATCAAAGTCGGATACCCAATCCCTGTTTCTACATGGTGATGAGTGGGGAACTTCTCCATGAGAATTTGATGGGCGTGCCCGAAGGGATGACAAATAATGTCACGTGGCTCCAGGCGTTTACGCATCTCAACAATCAAGCGTTCTTCAAATGCTTGATGCCCTTCACTACCAACGGTTGCATCGTTGCCATGGAAGTCGGTTTTTTTCCGATCACCGTAAAACTTCTTGAATTCTTTCTCGGTCAGAATTGGTACATGCTCTGTTGCATTAGCTTCACTTCCCTCGTTGCTGTACTCGATCACGTCATAGCCATACGCCTGCATCATCTTGGGAAAACGCAAAGCCTTACCAGTGAATGCACAGTGAGAGTATTGACTGGTTGCCTGTGTGTGAAAGATGCCAATCAGATGCAGGCGAGGTTTTGCCATTGTCAACAAACGCTATTACGGTGTAGGAATCAATTGTATCCCGTCTACCAAGAATAGATTAGAACCAGGCCTGCGCCACCATTTCCACCAGCGCCACTTCCACCTGTGGTACCACCAGCACCACCGCCTCCTCCACCGGAACCGACGCCACCGCCACCTCCATTTCCGCCAAGTGCGTTGCCGCTGTTACAGCCACCGCCAGACCCACCGGTAGAAAGTAGGGGAGTTTGGCGACGGTGGCCTCCAGAGCCGTTGCCAGCCGTTGCGCCTGCCGCGCCACCGTTCAACGTTGGAAACAGGTTCAAGACAGCGGTCTGAGATGCTGGCGCTGTGATGTTGCCCCCTGCGCCAGTAGAGCCACCTCCACCGCCTGCACCACCGGAGAGGAGCAGTCCGGTCGTTGGGTATGTGATTGCGCCCCCTGCACCGTTAGCGACTGCACCACCAGCACCACCGGCCTGTCCTGCAAGAAAAAAGCTAGTTCCCAGTCCAGCCAATATAGAGTTGGCTACTGTTGCAACTGCACCAGCACCACCCGCCGATCCTACAACCGTCGCTGTAGCCGCTGTAGTGCCCGCGCTTCCAGGGTTGGCAAAACATACGGTGTAGATAGCGGCAGTCGCTGGGGCGATTGAAACATAGGACGCAATGCCGTTGGCTCCAAGAGTGCCGACAGTAGTTGAGGAAGCACCACCGTTGCCGCCAAGACCCGCTGAGACGTACAACAGATCAGGCAATAAAGCAGCAGGAATTTCTACTGTTGAGATGCCGCTACTGCCACCGCCACCGCCACCGCCTCGGTTTCCTGTGGCCGCTGGAAAACCACCGCCGCCGCCTCCGCCGCCGCCAATGCAGACGATGCGAACCATGGCAATACCTGCCGGTTTCTCCCAGGGAACCCACTGTGTGTTGGCGTTTGCAAAACCTGGGAATACGTCGACAAAACCGTTTTGCGGCTTTGGAACGCTGAATACGTTAATCATCAGTAGTCACCTCCAATCGCCAATCCCTGCCAGTTGGAGTTGGTGTTTTGAGCAACGGATTGCGCCACGAGTAGGAATCTGTTAGCTGGAATTGCAAAGTTAAACGGAATCTCGATTTGGTAGGGCGCAGTTGTTACTGCCGAGACAGTTTGCGCTGCAGCCTGAACTATCGCAAGCAAGTCGGTGTTGGCTGTTGTTGTGGCACCAGTATTGACAGTGGATGAGTACACTTGCAGTGTAGTGGCAACGGAGCTAATAACACTTGTAGTTGAAACGAATGAAAAGCGGAATTTTTGTACGTAAGAGCCGTTTACGCCAGATGTAAATGCTACGAAACAGTTGGTCCCTACTGTACCAGGGGCCGTGGTATTCACGTTTACGGCTGTAGTCAAGATGTCGGCATGACTGACGTTTGGGGTTAACGTCCAAATGGGCGAAGTGTTAGCGGGCATGGCGGGTAAAAGTAAATGTTAGGGCACTGCTGCGCCGTATTGAAGAGCAAGAATATCACCATATTTTGTTACGCCTGCAGGGCCGGTAGCCCCTGTTGCACCTGATACACCTATTACGCCAGTAGCTCCTGTAATGCCTATCACTCCTGTGGCACCCGTAACACCAGTAGGGCCAATAACGCCTGTGGCACCTGTTGGTCCGGTGATTCCCACGCCAGTAGCACCTGTTGGCCCTGTGATTCCAGTAGCACCTGTTACGCCCTGAACACCTGTGGCACCTGTGATTCCAATAACACCCGTCGCACCTTGTACGCCAGTTGCGCCGGTAACACCTGTTACACCTGTAGCACCTTGAACACCTGTAGCACCTTGAACACCTGTTGCTCCCGTAGTTCCAGCAACTCCCGTAGCACCGGTTATTCCTACACCTGTGGCACCAGTTGGCCCGGTGGCACCTTGTGGTCCGCTAACCAACGCTAAGAATACAGCTAGGTTATTCGCAAAGTTTGTCGAGCCTGTACCACCGGATGCAACTAAAGTTGCCGGATATGTCCAGTAGCTGGTTGACGTGCCAGGATTAACGTTCGTTGGGGTGCCGTTAACTTTCCATGTTTGGTAATTAGAACTGGAGCTTTGGTCTTGAATTGTAATAATTTCTGTATTGAAAACTTGCGCAAGAAAGATATCAATATCAATTGCATCGCTTGTCAAATGGCTAACGTTGATTTGCGTTGCACTTGCTTGTGTTGCGTTGTTCCAAATTACAAAACCTGCGCCTGGATCTCCGCTTGTAATTGTTGTTTTTGCGGAATACTTAAAGAGGCTAGAAGAAAAACCCTGTGGTCCTGTGGCACCAGTGGGACCTGCAGCGCCAGTAGCGCCAACACCCGTGGCACCTTGTAGGCCTGTAGCGCCAGTGGAACCCTGCACGCCCGTGGCACCAGTGGCTCCTGTAACGCCTTGTACGCCGGTTGCACCTGTGATACCAACAACGCCTGTGGCACCTTGTGCGCCAGTGGCTCCTGTGGCTCCTGTGGCTCCTTGCGTACCAGTGGCACCGGTAACTCCTGCAACACCGGTAGCACCCGTGGGACCAGTTATGCCCTGAACTCCGGTAGCACCTGTGACGCCAGTGGGCCCCGCAATGCCTGTTGCGCCCGTTACTCCGGTAACCCCTTGGATACCAGTGGGACCTTGTATGCCAGAGGCACCTGTTGGACCAGTAATACCTTGTGGTCCTGTGGCACCAGTGGGGCCGTCAATACCTGTGGCACCGGTGGGACCAGTGGGTCCATCTACGCCTGTTACACCTTGGATACCTGTGGCGCCCGTGGGACCAATGGGGCCTGTAGCGCCGGTAACTCCAGTGACACCTGTCGGACCAGCTACGCCTGTGGGACCGGTAATACCTTGAATACCAGTTGCGCCTTGTGGACCAGTGACGCCTTGTATGCCGCTCGCACCTGTAGGGCCACTTGGACCCGTGGGGCCTGTAGTACCAGAGGGACCAGTAGGGCCTGTGGGGCCGCCACTAGGGCCAGTGGGGCCTGTCGGGCCAATCATTGTATAGACCTTCGCCAGACCGGCGGAATCGTATACAACCCAATCTGCGTTCTCATTGAGGACCACAGATTCTCCAGCGAGAAGCAAACCAGTCCACACCGTGGTTGTTAATGCACCATCAGTGTGATTGATGGTAATACTGTTGCTTAAAGTTGGATGATCATTTTTGATAAAACAGGTTCTTAAGTTGCGCTGAATAGTGGAAGTTGTGGGGCCAGCAACAATTGTAGTTGTTGTGGCAGTTGTGATATTGGTGTCAAGTCTACCGGCGGACACATTACCGCTGTTGTTATCTGCAAACGCAGCATGAACTTCAACATTCGTTGCCGCCGAAGTAACAATACGAACAGCATCCGACGTGGAAGTCAGCAGTAACATTTCAGCCTACCTACCGTAATAATCTATTTTAATCTATTTGCTTAAGTTGCGGGCATGCCGCCCTGAGAAGGAATGTACAGATTCCCTTCTTTGTCAAACATTGAGAAGCCTTGCATGCGAATAAAGGTCGACGGTACGTTAAACAGCTTCTGCATCATTGGCATCATCATTGGTGCCTGGCAGTTATACGGTGGAACGTCCATGTAAGAAACGGCGTGCCTGGCTAGTTCGACACTAATTCTTTCTTGGTTTTTTTCATTTGTATCCACAAGTTGTTGTTCCCATTCAACTAAACTGCCGTTGCTTATTGGAACATCTGACGGCTCGGGCGGGAATACGCCCTCCTTGAAACGCATTGCGTAAACATGTTTGCAATACCGAAATTCATCTAAGACCGGGGTCCACGTATCCGTCAAGGATACCAACTCATTTCCTACCGTGGAGTAGTCGGCGTAAGTTGGCAAGCCGTCTGATTTTGCACCAGGTAATGCTGGGTCTGTACCTCTTAAGTAAACAGAGCCAAAGTCTGTAAACAAACCAGGACTGTCCCTGGTCGTACCTTCTACTACTGATGAGTTTGGTGTGATGGTTGGTGGAACATTATATTCTGGTGCAGGGGCAACAATCTGCATTCCACGATTGACATTACCTGGTGTCATTGCATTGTTGTTGACAAGACCATTGAGCGTAATGATTTCCTTGCGACCAGGCTTTACGTTGCCGATGCTATTCCTAGGAAAACACCTACGGTTGGAATCTTTCAGATTCATCATGAATGCATAATCTCGCCTTGTGAAATCTTGGCAAGAACAGCAGTAACGCGTACCCGTCATAAAGAAGCGCCCCACGTTTGGCGGCCTGGTAGCAGGAGTAACCAGTGCTCGATCTGGGGTTGCCTCAACGGAACCACGCTTGCGAAGTGTTAATACACCGGTGAATGGGTTAGTGTCTACCAGGATGGCTTGAACGTATCCGTAGCGCTTCTGTGTTAACGGATCAATGGTATCCCTGGTAATCGGCACGCCATTCTGAGTGATAATTCGATCTTCTAAGATCTCACCGTTAATTGCCTTGAGTCCCCCTGGTACTCCTGGGAGTGCAACGTATAGCGGAGGTGGTAATGGATTTTGCGTACTCCAATCACCAGCCAACTGGACGTACCAATACTCATCATCTTCCGTTACGGAGGCAATCGAAGCGGTTCTTGTGGTTATGTAAAATTGCGGATCAAACCACTGACCAATGTTTTCATAGTTGTTGAATTGCGCAGCATGCCAATAGAACGGATTGGTAACGCGAGTGTTGCGTATGTTATCAAACCGAAGACTTCCTGCGACCCTGATCCCGGACCAGTGCATCCCAAACTCTTTGTTGACTGTTGGAAAACCTTTGAAGATGCCTGGCAATACTGGTGGGTTAGAACCAGGTGTTGCTGTTGCTCCTTGTGGGATCGGTACTTGGTATAAGAATGGGTATTCGTATGACGTGTCCGTTACCGATGCTGTAGCCAGCTCGTAACCACGGCGCCAACGTGCCCAAGACGACTCCCGATCAAGAGCCGCAAAAGAGTTTGGGACGCTGCCCTGTGAAAACTCTGTTGTAATTGGTTTTACTTTTGGCGGTTCAAAAGCTCGTTGCTTGCTGAAACCGTCAAACGAACCGCCAAATTTTTTTGGCATTGATTAGAAGAAGCCGCCTTGCGCAGCAACGTGCACACCTGGGATGTAACCAGAACTATTGGGACCATCCGGGAACACGCCAACGTAAACACGGTCGCCACGCTCAAGGTAAATTCCTTTGTTACGCAGTGGGGCTGTAGTACCAAGGCCGTTGGTATTACCTGCGCTCACACTGGGAACTGCCAGTTGTGGCATCACATCCGAACAGTCAACCACACCGCTGTTTGCAGGGATTGTTTTGGCGAATAAAACTTTGTAG